GTGTCAGCACAATGAGTGTTTTCAGACTGCTGTTGGTATAGATATGCATAAGCAATCGCACACATTGTATTCATCACTAACTGATTTCTCCAAATATATCATTGAAGGTGATTATAGTGGATTCGATGTTTCTAACCCTTTTGGCATAGGTATTGCGGCAAACGAAGTCACTCTCAGATTGCTCAAGCATTTGGGATATGATGAGCGACATCTACGTCTGGCATCAATGGTCTTGTCTGATAACTTGTTCACACGAGTTTCTATGGTTGGTGAGATGTTTTTGATGCCTGCGATCCAGCCTAGTGGAAAATATGGCACTGCTGAGGACAATTCGTTGCGAAATACAATAATGCAGATGTATATTTTTAAATCCATTCCAGAGTGCCGTCATCTTAACTATTTTGAGCATTGTTTGCCTGTATCTTACGGCGATGATGTCTTAATATCAGTGAAAGAGGATGTTGCACATCTCTTTGATACAGTGGTTTATGCCAAATTGTGCAAGGAGAAGCTTGGGATGAAATTTACATCCGTTTCAAAAGGAGATGTTACGCAGAGATTTGTGGATGTCAAGTATATGTCATTTCTTAAACGGAAATTTGCATATCATGGTGTGCTTAAGCGTGTTGTAGGCCTATTAGACCTAGATTCAATATACAAAGCATTGGAATGGCGAATCCCGTCAGCAGTAGCATCAGAAGAGATACAGATTGAATCAACCTGTCGTGCTGTGTTGCGTGAATTGTATTTTCACGTGGATGAACAAGCTTATGGACAGTTTAAGGAATATTTCTGTGAAACTTTCCGTGCTAGTTATGGATTTTATCCTAGTCTTCCTAAATATGGGAAGATGACTGAGTCGCTACAGTTAGATAGTGACATATGCCCCGAAGAAAAGATGATGAGTGGGGGAAGATCATCCACTGTGCGTTGTGACAATCCAATTGCCGAAGCCGGGCATATGGAGAAGAATGTACAGCAAGAGAGCTTTTGTCAGCATTTCAGCTCTTTCACAAGAAATAGAAGGCTATTATCACGAGCTATTGATCGGGCACGTGACGTAAAACAATGGTCAACTGAAACTATTGATGGAAAAATCTTATCAATGAAAGCTGAGATAGAGGTGCTCAGGGACGAGCTAAAGGAGTTCGAAAATCCTCTAAGAAACTGCGAGTATAGAGATGTGAAACGTTCTCACTCATACTATTCTGACAAGCGTTATCGCAAGGAGGTTGATATGTGGTTTCAGCGTGAAGAGAGGTTGAAAGCCCTAGAGAAAACAGTTAGGAGATTCCAGAGAAGTAGCAGGAAAAGCGGGAGAAATCCTTTTGCAGAGGCTGAGGTGACAGATATGAATGCAG